ATAAATTCTGTAAATATTTTTTCTGCGTTCTTTTCGTGTTCTGTTGGCACAAACATTATTACCTCGTTTTCAAGGTCAAGTGCAAATATGCCTACTATACTACTTGCGTTTACGCAATAATGACTCTGTTTTAGGTCTATGTTATAATCAACCATATTTGCAAGTCTAATAAACTGCTGTACTTCTTTTACTGTAGTAAATCTAATTTTATATGCTGTATACTCCGTTACCATTTTCATCTGTCCTTTCTTTGTTTAATTTGTTGCCATAGCAATCATATAAGCTCTTTGTACGATTGCTTTATTTCTAGCTTTTGTTATCTTCTGTCTTTCTTTAGCTCGAATGAGTTCGTCCTCACTCATAAAATATGTATCTAGTTCTCTACACTCTGACTTGTAGCGTTTTAGCTGCCTGTTTTCCTCCTCTCTAGCTAAACGCTTTCTTTTTCCTGCTTTTTTATCGTATGCCAATTTTTAAATTCACCTCTTTTCTAATTAATTTTCTGAATTGATACAATATTACCAGAATAATTACTATAAGTACCAATGTTGCCACTGCTCATAACATCAGGGTCAAGTGCATA